ATGGGTTTGCTTGTTAGGTTTAATTCTTTAAGGAAGTTATTTATATCACTCGTAGTCATTTGAGTTCTATATAGATGCTCTTGAATATAAAGATTATGCCCTTGACTATAAACCGCAACAAAAGTACTCGGGTCATTCGTGTAACCAAAATCCATTCCATATGCAATTAGTTCTGCTTCTTGTGGGATTTGGAGAACCTCAACATACTTAAAGATAGTGCTTCTGCTTGCAGCTCTTTCACCTAATCCGTATATCTGCCAATACTGTTCATCTGTATCTCTTAACCTTTCTATCTCATTTCTTATAGATGCTTCTATAAAAGGATTATCCAGATAAGTTGTTTTAAAAAAAACACAATCATCTCTAGTAATTAGCTTATCATATATCCAATGGTATTCATCCGATGGATTAAAGTCAAGTATTATTCTATCCTGTGTTCTAAACAACAACTGCTGCATATCTTCATAGTACAACTCATTCCCCTCGTTAACGAATAGCAAGTCCCTTTTCCGCCCTCTAATCTTTTGAGGTTGGTCTAAAGATATAAATTCAACTAGGTTACCAAAGAGATGATATTCAGAGTTAGACTTGTTATGGTACTGCTCACTATAACAATTATAGTTTTGTAGGATAGCCATAAAATCCCTCATCACAGTTGCCCTTAAACTGGGAAACGATTTTCGGCATATGGTTATAATCTTATTATTGTTTTGAGAGCAATAGTTAAATATAATCCATAAAAGAATATTGTAAGTCTTACCAGATCTTGTACCACCTTGTTCAACTACAATCTTTTTATCTGTATTAGCTAAATGCTTATAGACTATGTTAGTCTGTATCTTCGGTTTTATCAATTATCTCAATTTGAAAATTAGTAGGCATACCATCTGCTCCGGTAATTTCTTGCCTTTCAATGTATCCTCTTTTCTTACCTTTAGTCTTTAAATAAAATATTGTAGCAGCAGTTGAGTTATCTGCTATCTGTTTATGTAATTGGCTTTCCGCAAAATCTAATGCTACGTTTTCAATATCCCTCACTTCTATTGCAAATGCTTCATCTTCTTTAAGCCATTTATAATATGTTGATCTGGGTATAGATGCTTTCTTACAAGCTACTGTAACCACACCCAAACTTTGCTCTAGTGCTTTTAATAGTGATTCCTTTTTTATGTGTCTACTTTCGTTCATAGTTAAACTCCTTTTATTGGTACTTTCATTATAGGATTATAGTCAAAACTTCTTTTGCTTCCCTTATCCTTTTTGATTATATCTTTTCCCCATTTCTTTTGTAAGGCAAAGAATTGTTCTTTTTCGTATGCTAGGTTTCTGTAATCAGCACACCCTCCTATCTGTTCAGATTGCTTTACATTATAATTTGCAAAGTTAACTCGTAAACATCCTCCATACTTTTTTATGTTTTGTAAAGTAAAATCATAATCTTCTTTTAATGGAAGTTCTTCATCGTATCTTAATTTAGTTCCTTTTATATGTCCGTGAAATGGGCAACCAATAAACTGAATAAAACTAAAGGGTGTATATTCTCTATATGCTCCTTTGTCTATTACTGTATTTAATCCCCACAACTTAAAACCTAATTCTTTACATAACAAACTTTTTTGTTCGCAAAACCTAATTAGTTCATCTTCATTAAATTTAGTATTCTTTTGGTTCTCCCATCTGCTTATTGCTTTACAATCATCATCAACTATAATAATACAATCTGTATCATCATCAAATAAGTTGTCTAATATCCAATTTCTTACTCTGCTTATGTTTCCTTGAGCTTGATCTGGGCAAACTATAATATCATTTCCATTTTCTAGGTATTCTTCTGCTTCGCTTTCTCTTACTACTAGCTTGACAAATGGGTATGTAATCTGTGTTATGCTTTTCTCCGGTCTTTTATAAGATGGTGCAAATATTTTTATTCTCATTTCTTTAATTTTTTAATTGCTTCAACACCATTTAAAACCCTACCTATTCCCTTGCTCCATTCTTTTCCATTTGCTCTTCTTCCAGTTTCTGTCTGTAATCCAAATACCGATTTAGCTTGTATCCAATCAATATCCTTTTCAAACTTCAATACAATGTAATTGCTTTCGCTATCTAATTCAGTAGCAAATATGTTCTCTGTATCTATGTTATTTGGGTTTGTAAGTTCTTCAACATCCTCAAAAGGAAATCCATCTAATCCCCATTCTTCCAATTTCTTTATGTCCCACTCATTAGCAAGTGTATCCCAATCCCATTCTCCAAACCCTACGTTGTCTTTTACAATAAACTCTTGTTGTTGTTCTTCTGTGAGGTCATCTGCTTTTAAAATATAAACTTCTTTTAGTCCGGCTTCCTTACAAGCCTTTAATCTCATATTACCACCCAACACTACCATATCTTTATTTACTACAATAGGGCGAAGCTTAAGCATCTCTGGGAAGTCTTTGATTGACTTTACTAGCTTTTTAAACTTATTGTCTTTTATAAACCTCGGATTGCTTTCATTTGGTTTTACCTTACTAATCTTTACTAGTTCCATATATATAACGTAATTAATTTTTGTTTTTATTCAGCTTTAATTCTAGCACTATTTCTCTTATTGATTTTCTTTCTTTACCCTTTGGTAATTTGTCTAATAGTTGTTGTAGCTTTTGTATTAGTTTCTTTCTGTTCATAGTTCTATTTTTTCCAGATCTTGAATAAACTTTTGTAAACATAATAACGTATTTACATATTCTTCCATTTCATCATTACCATCAATTACTGCTATAATGTGGTCAATTTTACAATACATTATCTCTGTTGTTTTAAATCCCTTAAAGTTTTCATCAATCCAATCTAAAGAATGTTCTTCAATTATATTTTGTAAATTCATATTACGATGCACAGTTTATTACTTCATACTTATTCTTTGGTTTCTGCCACTCAAAAGATTTTAATATCAATGCTGCCCTTTCATCATATACTTCCATCTGCTTTTCATCCAGATCTCTGTACAGTATTTCGTTTTCAGTTAATACCGCTGTCGCTTTTCTTTTAAAGTCTTCTAAATCCTTTATATTTTCTTTTAACTTTTTTAATTTATCTTCGTGTCTTTTATTCTTGCTTTTTGCATTATAGTATCTGCTTTTATATAATACATATTTATTCACCATATTTTCCAAACTTGGTAATTGTTGGTAATTTTCATCCGCACTGATATTAAAATAAGTTTCCAAATTATCAAAATATTCTTTTCTATATGGCTTATAAAATTTAAACATTTTGAGCGCGTGTATTGCTGTTGCGTGGTCATATGTTTTTAGTTTGGGTTGTGTTCTCATAAAACTTGAAATAGCACTTGGTCCCAGATCAAACTTTTCCTTTAATAGGTAACAGAAAAAAGCTCTATGCTCTATCACATTTCTTACTCTTGTTTTTTCAAATATATCTATTCCACTAATCTGTATTAGTAATTCACTTATTTCTTTTGGTGTTTTTAATACCGGAACTTCAATTTTATTTTCTTCCATTGCTTTGTAGTTTTTGTATGTATAAAGCTGCATCCATTAATTCTTCTTTAAGGTGCTGCAAAAAATCATCTTTGTTATTGTCTTGTAAAGTTGTTTTGTATTTATCTATTCCTACACAACTTCTTACATCAAACTCTCTTTTTAAGTCTTCAACTATTTTGTCTTTCATAATTAAAATAATTCAGTTTGTTTAATATTTGATTTTGTTATTATTCCCAATGCTGTTTCTAATATTGTTTTACCAGCTTCATAGTCGACTAGGTTTCTTGCTATCTTATCTTTTCTTTGGCTACCCTTATAGCTACTTATGTCTATTTCGTGAAATTCGCATAGTTTTTTTATTTCATCTTTTCCAGATATTAACCCCCCTTTTCTTTTGCTTATTTCATTTGGTAAATTAAAGTTTGTCCAATATAAATGTCTGCCTCTTTTTTTTGCCGGTATTAATGGCTCATAGTATGGTATCACATTTTCAACCACATACTGTTTTTTAAAATAACTTTGTAAAAATATTATTTCTTGGTAGAGCTTCATATCTGAATATCTTGGTTTTATTTTTGTATTATACAACATTGCCTTGCTATGTGTAGGGCAAGGTGGACTGCTCCAGATCATATCAAACTCTTGGTAATGGTCTAATAAATATTGGTGAGCATCTGCAACAATTACTGTATCATTTGGGAATCTTTCTTGGTACATTCTTGCAAGTTCTGCATCTAATTCTACAGCAGTAACATCTACATTAGTAACCTCATCCCACTTGTATCTATTCCCACCCAAACAAGCATATAGGTTTAATATTTTCATTCTGTTCTTAATTTTAAAAGGTGATAGCACTCTGCATAATTTTGTCTTGCTTTACCTTTGTATTCTTGTTTAAATAATTCGTATAGCTTTCTAGTGTATTGATATTTTGTAATGCAATCTGCAAAATGTTTTTCTGCAAACTTCTTACCCTTACCCTTAAAGTAGTTTACATTGTCTGCGGTGTCACCCTCTATCATTTGTGAGTAAAAATTATACCTAGCTTCTTCTTCTGTGATATCCAACACGATCTGGTGCTTATAGTGATAGTTGTACATCAAGCAAGGGAACTGTTTGTAGTCTTTATCTATTGACACAATCATCACCTCATCCCTACCAATATCATCACTAATCTGCTTCCAGTACCTTGCAACCATATCATCTGTTTCAACACCATAAC